TTTTGGGGGGGCGGCGGCGCGGAGTCCTGGCTTGTTGATCGTGATGGGAGTAGCCCCGGCGTTCGCGGCCCCGGTCTTGAAAACGTACTTGTAGTCACCGGCGTCCGCGATACTGAAGATATCACCGACGGCGATAGCGGTTGATCCGGTATCCAGAACGAACGAGGTATCACCGATGGGCTGAGTATCCCCGGCGGTATCGGTCACGTAGTCTGCTCCGGCGGCGGAGGTATGATAGGCGATTCCGTTGGAAGTCCTCATCATGAACCCGAGCTGCTTGCCGATAATACCAGAACGGCGTTCCTCATCGGAGCCTGCGGCATAGGCCTGCTGTACAACTCCGAGCTTCAAGAGGTTCAACTCGGTCGAGGTGTTACCGACAAACTGGAGGTCACTCATGGGAGCGCCGTTATCCCGGAGAATCTTCCGTACGTTGGCAAGGTCATCGAGGGACGCGGCAAACGGGGTAGTACCGGCAGTTCCATAGGCACGGGAGGCTCCGGCTTTCATCGCTACGGCAATGTCGGCTTCCACTTCGTTACGGAGGGTACGCATGGCCTGTTCCGCCCACTGACGAGTCCATTCCTGATAGTTCCCGCCGTTTTCGAGGGATGCCATCTGCTCCCCGGTCAGAACGTGCGATACCTTGCGGTTTTTGGAAATAGTGATAGAAACTGCCTCAGCGGTTCCGCCACCGGTTCCGGCGCTGGTAACTGCGGCAGGGGTAAACTCACCGGCAGCCTGAGCGGGGACAACGGGTACTTTCACGGTATCGCCTGAGGCGACGCCCTTATTGTCGAAATCCATGTAAATGGAGTTGATGAGTGCCGCCGGTTCGGCGGAAACATTCTGCGCGGCGCTGAAAAGCGTAGGCGCAATAGCGGTCAATACGGTTGCCATGTTTGTTCTCCTAATCTGTTAATGTTCCGCCTCCCTTCATGTAGGCGGCTTGCGCTTTACCGTCGAGCCTGTTGAACTCGGCAAGTGTCATTGTTTTAACGCCAGACTGTCCCCCCTTGGGCGACGGCTGGCTTCCAATTTTTTCGAGCGCGGCCTTAACCGCTTTCTCGGTATTTTCAGCTACCACTTTGTCGATGATAGCCCGGATGTTTGCGGCCCCGTTTGCGATCTGCTCTGTATCCGTTCCGGCGTACAGCCTAATAGCGGTTTCGAGTTCGTCGTCAATCTGCGCCTTTGCCTTTGCCTCTTTCCGGCTCCAGTCAAGACGCTCGTTTTGCCGTTCCTGTTCGATCTGTGCAATGCGCTGTTCAACGGTAAGGGCCTTCCCTTCAACCGCCTTCTTTTCGCCTATTACTTGGTCAAGTCTGCCTTGCCATTTACGGCTTTCCGCATCAACAGCGGCCTTAACGGCACTGGCTATCTCTTCCTTGGTGATCGCTTCGGGCTTTGTCCCTTCGGCTCCATCGATCTGAGGCTGCCCCTCAGCACCGTTTACCGGCGTGGTAACTTCACTGTCCATTGTTTTCCCCTTTGATCCGGCTCTCACCGGCACCAATAGTATACAATACTGTACACCCTAAAGATTAAACTGTCAACTTAATCATACACTAGGTGTATACTTTTTCTCTATCATATCGGCGCGTCCGTCCGGTTTCGTCAAGGAACTCCCTCATGGTAGCCTGATCTTCCTTGACTCTCGCTCCCCACTGTTGGGCTTTTGCGTCGTCGCCGTATGATTCCCATTTAGCCTGTTCACGTTTCGCTGCGCGGATTTCACGTTCCAGGCGGCGCTGTTCCTGCGATTCCTGATAGATTGTGTCGTTTTCCTTCTCGCTCACGTCGAGCTTTTGCGCCTTTTCAGAAACGCCCTTGACATATGGAATAAGACGATGCCCGCAATTGATCCCCAGTAGTCCGTCCGGCTGTCCGTAGCTTGTTTCATCAAGGCGGGTATACCCCTTAGTCTCTCCCCGCAATGACAGGATCATGCCCTGATACGGGAAGCACTTAGGACGTGCCCCAGCGTGGGCGGTCACTTCCACAAGGTCGGTTCCCAGATCGTCGGCTGATTGTATCTGGAGTTGATTGACTGCCCGCCCTGTATTCGAGCGTATGACTGTTGATATATACCCCTCCGGCGTCCACTGTCTCCCCGCCTTATCGACAAACGCCGTGAGACTATCCAGTTCCCCGATTGCCTGAGCAAGCGCCGTCTTGTGAGTTTCAGCGCCGGATATAACCGATAGAGACGCCTTCGATACCGCGTTGACGTAAGACTGGCCAGCCGATTCAGCTAGTTTCGACATGGCCAGATTAGTCTGGCTTTTCGCGGAACCTGCCCATGTGTTGACGATCTTTCGCATCTCTTCCGTCATGGCAAGTTCTTTCCCTAATGCAGGTGGGAGTGTTGCTCGTACCTCTTTTAAAAAGGTTTCGGCGTTTGATTCCATCTCTTTATTAACGCCTGAAAGCATACGCGCCCGGTAGCTGTTTATTACCTCGCGGGTTTCGTTATTGACTAGTGCCAGTTGCCCGAGCTTCTTGATTCTCCAGTCAGCCGATCCATACGTCCCTGTTTTCAGGTACTTAGCGATCAAGAGGATTAAATCGGTTTCAAGCTCATAGGCTAGTTGTTCGATCATTCATAATTACCAAACGCATTATTGACGGGCGGACTTTCGGCTTTCACCTTCTCCAGTTCGTTAGCGTCGATCATTGTAGCCGGGAACCATTTCAGCATCGTCTCTCGGGAGATTACCTGCTTTCCACCGGCAAGCATTGTGACTATCTGTGCCATGCGCTCGATATCGAACGGAAGGTTGCGTGCAAAGTGAATGGTCACATAGTCGGCGTTTTCAGGATTTGCGATGCGCCCGCTTCCGTGATTGGCAATCAGCTTGATTCTCGCCTGTAGAAACTGCGAAAAGTAGCTTTCCATGTCGGCAACGGCAAGTTCAAACCCAAGCAGTTTATACGCCTGTGCGATCCCCGACGCGGTAGCAAAGCTGTCGTCGTTCGGGTTGAACAGGCAGAGCATTTCATAGATAAGCCGTTCAAGGCGGTCAAGCGTGTTATTGATAAAAGTATCGTTGACATTCCGTTCAAGATACTGCGCCGCCGTTGCAACGTTCTCGCCCAGATGGTCAATGATCCTCCAGCGGTTCACCTTGTCGATATCGGTCATCCCGTTCTCGTCTTTCGTTACGCCGTCGATGGCATCACGTAAAAGAAGGATTGATTCGGCAAACTTCTCATGCTCATTCGCAACCATTGACGCCATCTTGTCGTAGAAGTCAATGAGCGGAAGGCAGTGGTCGAACAAGTTTCGCCCATCACGGTCGGTCAACGCTTGCAGAACGGGGACGCGGCCATAGAGATGCTTTCCGCTTTTCTCAATGTCAACCGTCCAGTCATCCGCCTTCACCTCTTTTGTAAACTCGACATATTCCGCGCTGTTGTAAAAAGTTGCCCGCTCGATGTCTCCTGACCGGCGATGCCAGACAAACCCGTTCAACTCTGGAATGATATCATCCGACCAGACCGGAATACACTGGTCTATGGGCAGAATGGTAAAGTGGAATCCGTCCTCTGCGTTGAACCAGTGAAGCTCCCACGGCTTGCCATAAGTAATGGAATCCTCGAACATGGCCGCCGTTTCCATTTCCTCATTGTTAGCGTCGAATATATCTGCGAGGTTTTCCTCAAACCATCCGCCGGTCTTTACGCCTTCCTCTGTCGGCGAGCTGTAGGTTATATTCCCTACCTTCGCAAAGTAACCCTTCGTGATCTTGACCGCTCGCCTGACAAACGGTACCGGCAAGCGGTTGTCAGGGGCTTCATGGGCGGGATACTGGTAGATAGCAGAATTGACGCCGATTTTGTAAGACTTCTGATCGTAGTATCTGACCGAACTCGGATTATGGTTTTTGATTATCTCTTTCAGCTCATCGCTTGTCATGATTACCGCCTTATTAGTTTGTTTGTCTTCAATACGTCATATATCCCGTCTATGCAGGATGTCATATAGCCTAACATTCGTTCCTCATGCTCATTACAATCATCGCCATAATCCATTCCGAAACGAATTATAAACCGCTCTCGCGCCATCGATAGGTGCCCGCATTCGTGCGCTATAATACCGGGAGTTAGATTTTCTTCATTCAGAAAACAATATGCAAAACAATAGCCGGTTGACAGAACCGGATGAACCATTCCCAGCGTATCGCTGAAATCACCAATATGATATCTCTTATCCCAGCTCTTGCCCATGCGGACTATATCATACCGCATAGCTTTTGCGGTTTTTGATATTCGCAATTCAAACCATTCGTTCCAGCCGTTACGCTTCAGTTTGTAAACTAATGGCATGGCAACCCCCTAGCGTATACAAAAGTATACACCCGTTTTTAGAATCGCGCAACTGCCCTGACGTTCGATGATGGAGTATGTACGCGGTTGCTCTTGATCCCGTAGTGTTCCACTAGCCCAGTCAGTGCGTCCGGCGCGTCGTCGTGCTTATTCTTGCCTTCTTTCTGGTAGCTCATTAAGGCAAGGTAGAAGTCTTTCCACCGGATAGACCAATCGACAGGGAATAGTACGTATTCTTGCACGATAGGCGCGTTCGTTAAGATTCTTGCCTTCTTGTTCTCGCCCTGATGGAACCACTTAACCGCGCATTTATACTTGCGTTCGTCTAGGATACGCTGAACGCTTCGAGCAAATCCGCGCCCGCCGTTGTTAGACTCAATCATCTGTTCCCGCGTTTCCGTGTTCACTATCGAGTCGGCTACCGCTGGTTCTGTTTTCTCTTGTGGCTCTTGCGTGTAGAGTACGTCGGTAACATAGAGATAGTTCCCCTTCTTTCGCGCCTGTATAGAACAGAGATAGTCCGATCCTTCATCGGCGGTATCCGTGTAGCCAATGTTCCCTTCCGTGCCCTCCGGCAGCTCGTCGTATGTTTTGAATCCCTGATAGAGTTGTCCTTTTACGTCAAGGCGAATTAGTTCATAGTTGGCCGATATGATATTAACGTCGCCGATAGACTTGATTTCGTCGTATCCCTCTTTCGTGAGTATGTCGTCACAAAGCATATTCCCATCGGTCATGACAGGCATTGAAAGGATAAACCACTTCCCCGGCTGCCTCTCTTGCAGTCTCGCCCCCAAGTCCTTCTTGCTCCATGGGGTCATGCAGAGTATCTTGATAGCCTTTTCCGTCCGCTGTATCAGCGTTCCGGTATACCAGAGCCATGTTTTGTCTAGGGCGTTTTCATTGTAAGCCGTTTCCGCGTCCTTAACGGGATCATCCACTATCAGGCAATTTCCGCCCTTACCAGTAATCGACCCTCCAATGCCGAATCCCTTATAATTGAAGTACTGCCCATCAAGCGCCCACTTATTCAAGGCCGCATCGCCCTTCTTTATACGGGCGTCAAATATGTCAGCGTATACTACTTGGTCGGCGGTGTTCTTTTCCTCTGCAATTATGTCCCGCGTGAACCGGGAAAAGTCTTGCGCCAGGTCGTCATTGAATGAGGCGGTGATTATCTTGTTTGAGTGTTTTTTGCCCAGTATCCACGCGCTAAAGTTAGTCAGCGTCCGGCTCTTCCCGTGTCGCGGGGGTATCTCGATTATCAGGCTTTTGTAGACTTCCCCGCGTTCGTTGACCAGTTTTCCTTCATACAGGGTCTGGAGCGTATCACATAGGGTTTTGAGATAGGCGCGTTCGTCCTTGTAGAACTCCGGAGCCAATAGCTTGCAGAACTGCCAGAATGAACGGCGGGCAAGTTCTATGCGTATCTCCCTAGTCGTCGGCAGGTTCTTCAATTTTGCCCGTTATCTTTTCAAGCTCAATCAGCTCTTTATCTGACAGCTTTGAAAGGTTGTGCCGGACCCCTACAGAGCCGGTCAGTTTCAGACTGTCGCTCAGTAGTCCGTGCATACGCAAAAGAAGCTCAAGACTCTTGATCTTGTCCTTTCGGGATACTTCAAGGATATTGCCGTCTTTGTCCTTTCGTATGTCTATCCCTTCGTCGGTATAGGCGATCTGTTCCAGCTCTTTAAGCGCACGTTCCCGCGTCTCATTTCGCCGTCCTACGGGATCTTCAAGCAGTTTTTCTATTTCGGTTCTAACCTTTACATTTCTCAACAGCCGAGAAGCCTGACTCTCTGCGGTCTTTTCGGAGTACCCGGCGCGGATTGCCGCTTGCTTGCCGTTGAAGTCGGTTATGTATTCTTGGGCAAATATGATCTGTTTATCGGGGGCCCTGTCCTGCTTTCCCACGCTTGACCCCCTTTAATACCATAAGCGCAAACGATAGGCGGGTCCTGAAAGGATATCCCATTATTTCGCGCATCACGGAATCGGCTATCCGTCTTTTATACTTCCCTGCTATCCGGCGCGTTTTCTTGTCGTTTTTTACGCTCATTTGTCAGCCTTCTTTTCGGCGTGTTCTGCCCGTATGTCCGATGCAAGCCGTTCAAGCTCCATTATTTGTTTTTTTGACAGGTGCATCGTCATAGAGCAATCCAGTTTCAACGTCTCGCCTTCCCCCGTTGGCACTATACCGCCTCTTGTAAACTTCTCTTTCACCTTTACGCTCATTTACTACCTTCTACCAGATCTAGCTGTTTAAGCATTTCTTCAATACCTGGAACGGTATCGTATTCTACCTCTTCTATCCTTAATTCTCCCAGCCCTCTTATCTTGATCTCTTTACATCTTTGTTTATATATTTTGTCCCACTTTGCATCAGGAAGGTTATTGTATTCCGGCGAGTCGTAAACCTCAATATCTTTGTCAGTTACCCCGCGAAGTTTCTTTGTCAGCATTTCGCTAAACCTTTTTTCTAATTCTTTTTTTACTTCTTCTACTGCTTCCTTACTTGTGTTTCTATACAGAGTATATTCGCGGTAATCTTCATAATCACCGTCGTTCGTTTTTAATTCGTATAATATTGCCATCTTTACGTCCTTATATACTCCCCGTCTATCAAAACCAGACCGTACTTTTCTGGATGATGAAGCAACCTTAACGGCTCGACGTTCATCCTACCTGCCCAGTCAATGGCGCTCTTTGTTTGCTTTGCGCTTCCCGTCTGCAAGTATATACTCTCTATGGTGATACTGTCAAATCCGGTTGTTTCGGAAAGGGTAACGCACTTGGCGCTCTGACTGTCGGACAGGCTGGAAATCATTGCTCTTTCCTGAGAAATATACCAAAGATTCTTGATATTATATGCGCTATCCGCACCCTGCGCAACATCTTTTTGCCTACTTGACTATTAAAGAAAACTTCTACGGTTTCAAGATGGCCCCTAGTTGGCATCGTTTTGTTTAATGCCTCAACGGCCTCGGCAATTGTCATTGTCGGAAAATCGTCTATCATGCTTTTATCGTCCCTGCTTCTACCGCTTCCGCCACCCTAACCCACAAGGCCGCGTTCTGTATCGCCTCTGCCCGGAGGTCTATCTGCGTTTCGGCGGTACACGCCTCCAGTAGTTCCTCGAACGCTATCCCATAGACCGCGTGCATGTTGTGCGCTTCCATGCGGTCATTTGACTTCCGGTACCGTTCCATTACTTCTTTTAGCGAATCCTTGCGTTCCTTCCAGTAGGGTGACAGGAGTATTGAAGGGAATACAGGATGCTTTATATCCTGCCTGTCACGTTCTGCGTTTACTTCGTCAAGGATCGTTTTTCTGCTCATTCATACGGCCTCAGTACAATTCCGCCTAGCTTGAACTTGTTCGGCTTTACTGGTTTCTGCACAGACAGTATATAGCGCGCCCATGATAAAAGCATTTTTTTATTGACGCTATGCTCCCTGTTAAACTGTTTTGATAATTGCTTCATCCCAAGCTTCCAGCGCTTCACGTTTTTCCGGTATGCCTTTGGTTTCATCTTAACCGCCCGCCTTGATTTCGGTAATCTTGTTTTCGATCATGCTTTCGAATGTATTCCCTGCGTGTTGATATCCTGCCCAGTAATCTGGTTTTGTATCTGTTTCAATTATTGGCCGCAACCTTATTTTCATCTCTTCCAGTACTTCTATCTTTGCCAACCGTTCTGCGGTTTTGATAACGCCAGAAAAAGCTTCGTATCCCATTGACTTATTATAAGCATCATATTCTGATTCTATTCTTTCGTCTGTCATGATTACCTTTCCTCTCCCTATTACGAACCGGCAAGGAATCGAACCTTGCACGAACGGGCTTGATTAGGTCACGATCGATCAGCGCCGTCTTTACGTCTCCGTTCACCCAATTACCATTGGGGCGTTTACCCTTTCACGCATCGGTTCAAGTTGACGGGCCGGGGCTAAAGTGTATACCCCGGTAGTTCCCGTCATTTTCTGCCATACGGCATATTAGGG